CTACATATTCATCGATACGATCATATGCAAAATTTTCGACTGACCCTAATGACATTGACTTAGCCATAGTGAAGGTGTGGACTATTTCCCCCTTCTCTAATTCCAATTGCCAATTACCTTCAGTGTCTTTAAGTGGTCTACAATTAATAAACCAGTTTCTATAGTTTAATCTTGCCATTATTAAACCTCCATTGATTTAATAGCTAAAACAATTCCACCAGTGGCCAATAGGCCACCAGTGAAAGCGTCAACCGTGAATAGCACAACCACGCCTAAAAATGCGATTGAAAAACTAATCAAGATTAAGAATATATGTAATGCAATATTCATTATTTAGCTTTTTTGTAGTTTGTTTTAAGTTCAACTGACTCTCCACCAATCAAGAATTGGTCGTAGATTTCAGGGTGTTTTTCTTTAAAAGACTTGATATCAAATCTAGTAGTATTCTTTTTAAGAATTTCTAGACTAAATTCGTGTCCTTTATGTTTTCCCACAGTAAAACCTCCAAACGCTTCAACGATTGGAAGAGTGTCCTCTTTAACATCTAGCCAAAGTTTACTATAGGTTTTTCTGTATTGATTTACTTCACAAGCTTTTAAAAGCTTCTGCGATGTAGCTACCTTAAGTTTGGGCAGTCTTTTTATTTGTTTTTGTACTGACATTTTTTAACTCCTTTGTTAGTGTTTTTTATGTATTGTACAGTCCCATTTATATAGGATAATTTAAAAAATAGCAAATAAAATAATCAATAAAATTAAAATAAATAACTCTTTTTTTAAACACCATAAAATAACGTATAATAAATTCATAGTTTATAATGATTCTAAACTACGGCTTTTATAAACTTATTATTAATTTTACGCCCCTGACCTTTGGCAACAAGTCCAATAATCACGCCTCGAGGATCTTTAAATCTCAAATCGTGTAAATCTCCATTAATGACTTTTTTATCAAGCCATCGTTTGGGCAGCTTATCCTGGAATACAACGGCAACGTTGCAGCCCTTAGCTACAGCTGCAGCAATGTCTGAGTCGTTACGGCCTGAGTCGCTAAAAGTAACATGATAATTTTTAAGATCATGATCAATATAATTTAAGACTTTGGTGTAATCATAAAATTGGACATCAGGATGCAGCTGCATTAAGCTGTCACCTCCATCAACTTTCATTCGATGCCAGGCCAGGTCTGATGTACCATTTAATCTTACAGCAAATTTAAAGCCCTGGTTTGCAGCTCGTTTTTTGAGCTGCTCAATTTCACGACTCAGGTCCCAAAGAAATCCGTTTTTATTGGTCCAGAAGTAATGAGTCTTATTTAATCTGGCCTTCTGGACGGAGCCCATCTGGCCACGGCCTGAAGTATTTAAACAAGCTGCAGCACACTCTGGAGAAGCTTTGGGACAGACGTTTTTTCCACTTAATGTAAACGGTGCCAGATGTAAAATCGCTGTTTTATATCCAAACTTCTCCCCCTTGGCCATCTTGGTCTGAGAATAATAGTTTAATAATGGCATCAGTTACCCCCTTCTAGTTTTTTGATTATTTTTTTTGCAGCTGCTAATGTCTCTTGAGATCCTACTAGTCGATTAATTCTTTTATCTACTATCTCAAAATAAAAAAGCCCCTTGATTATTTTATATCTTTTATTTTTCATTATTTACCACCTTCCAGTCCCAACAGTTATCCTCGAGATATTTTTTTAACTCTTCAATCTCTTCCCTACTTACATTTTTTAAATTTATTTTTATTGTTTTTTTATTCATTTTTTTTCTCCATGTTAGTTAATACTGTCTCATTACCATGGGATACCCACAGCTGTCAACTTTTTATTTTAGCTGCTACAGACTCTGGACCAATTAGACTCCAGTCCAGGTAAGAGCTGCCACGGCTCTAGGACCAATTAAAAAAATTTAAATTTTTTTAAATTAGTTAATAGGGTAAACGAAAAAAAGTTGCATATAAGAGTTTCATCTCGCACACGTATATAGTTATACATAAGAGAAAAAAAAGTTGCATATAAGAGTTTCATCTCGCCCACGTATATAGTTATACATAAACAAGAAAATTGTTGCATAGGGCTTGATAGAAATATCAATTTTTAGTTATAGAGTAAAAGGTAAAACTCTGCATAGCAGAGTTTTACGCAGAGATGCGTGAGGCGTGGTTCAAGCGTCTTGAATTTTTTTCATTGCGTCTTT